ACGCTGGAACTCACCACCGACGGACGCGGCCTGTTTTATCGTGCGCAGCTGGCGGACACGCAGGAGGGCCGCGACCTGTACAAACTGATTCAGCGCGGCGACATCACGCAATCTTCATTTGCATTCACCATTGACGACGACGAATGGACGGCCGACAGGAAGCTGCGCACCATCAAGCGTGTGGGCCGCCTGTACGATGTCAGCCCGGTGACATACCCTGCTTCACCCACCACCACGGTGCAGGCGCGCGCTATGGCTGCCGGCATGCTGTCGGACGAAGCAGAACAGCGCGCGGAACAGGTGCAGGTAACTGTCCAGGTGACCGTGACCGAAATGCCGGAAGAACCGCACATGGAAGAAACGCCGATGGAGGAACCGGCAGAAATGGATTCCTTGAACCTTAATACCTTTGAACGCAACAAACCTTTTGCAGATATGAAACTGAATGATCTCAAGGCGCTTCGGGCGTCTAAAATTGCACAGCTGAAGGCGTTGGCCGAATCAGCTGATTTGATGCAGCGCGGCCTTTCTGACGCTGAAGAAACCACCGTGGACACCATCAATTCGGAGGTGGCAGAACTCGACACCAAAATCGAGCGTGCCGAGAAACTCGAAGCACAGGTGATGCGCGCCGCATTCAGCGCCGCTACGCCGCAGCCGGAGGTGATGGAGCAATCCAAAATCCAGCAGCGTTACAGCATCAGCAAGTTGGTGCGCGAAGCGATGACCGGCCGCCTCACCGGTTTGGAAGCGGAGATGTCGCAGGAAGCTGCGTCTGATTTGAAAAACGCTGGCGTAGGTGTACGCGGTTTGGCGCAAATCCCGGGATTCATCCTGCGGAACACGTCGACCATCGGCGGCACGAACGTACCTGGTCAGTCGAACACCAACGTGTTGGAAGCATTGGTGCCAACGCCGATCCTTGAACAGGCCGGCGCAAACGTTTTGCGCGGTTTGGCTGGCAACATCAACCTGCCTTCGCTGAACGACGGCACGGACATCATCAACGAAACGGCATCGGCAACTGGTGCAGCGGCCATCGCAGCACGCCAGCTTACGCCGCAGCGTGTGGCTTCGCGCATCGACATCACCAACGAATTGCTGGCTGCCATGAACCAAAGCATTGACGCTACGGTGCAGCGCCAATTCGCACGGGCGTCTGCAGCGCAGGTTGACGAAATGTTCCTGACGAAAGTCATTGCAGCAGCAGCGTCCACCTTTGTGAAGCGGAACGAAACGGCAGCAGCTACGGTGGCCGGTTTGACGTCGCAGGTGGCATCCGGCCTGATTGGTGCTTTGGGTAACGCGAACGCACTCACCAACAGCACGGCGTTCATCACGTCGCACGGCCTGTTGGCTACGGCGCGCTACACGCCCACCGTCAGCGGCGGTGCTATTCCGATTATGCAGGATAACCAAATCTTTGGGTACAATGCATTCGGAACGTCGTTGGCTGCATCCGGCCTCATTACGGACGCATCTTACGACATCTACAGCGAAGTGTACGCCAACACGACGGCAGCCACCGCGCTGAACAACGAAGCCGATTTGGTTCCGATTGTGATTGCGAACATGGAGAATTGCTACGTAGCATATTGGGGTGGCGGCGCGGCCGATTTGGTCATCGACCCGTACACCTTGGCAGCTACCGGCATCACCCGCCTCATCTTGAACATGTACGCTGACGCCGATTTCGCTCACACCGGCGACGTCCGTTTCACCGTCGGCGCCTGATCTTACTGAACGAAATGGAAGCCCGGACCCCTACGGTCCGGGTTTCCTATTTTTGGGCTATGGCAATGCGTTACACACGGGCGGCAGAACCCACCGACACGAACTTCATTTCGCTGGTGAACCTGAAGAATTACCTGCGAATTGACACCAGCGACGACGACACGGTGCTGGCGCAGTTGCTGACGTCTGCGCGCCAGGCATGCGAAGAATACACAGGCCGGCTGTTGGGTTCCGGCACGGTGACCTATTACATGGATGGTTTCGAGGACAGCAGCTTCATCGCCGGGCCTGTTACGGCCATCAGCAGCGTGACCTATTACGACATTGACAACGTGCTGCAGACGCTGTCCACATCCCGATGGTATGCCGATTTGGTCAGCTCACCACAGCGGATTGCCTTTGACGCGCCGCCGGCCGTGTTCCTCGAACGCTACGGCCAGGTAATAATCACGACCACCGCAGGACACAGCACCGTGCCTGGTCCTATCCTGCAGGCCATGCGCATGCTGTCCGCCCATTTCTACGATAACCGTCAGGCCGTAGTGACCGGCACGATTGCCACGGAAATGCCGTTGGCCGTTCACGCGCTGCTGTCGCCATACCGGGTGTACGCATGAAGCCGGGCCGCATGGATCGGCGTGTGGTAATTCAACAGCCCACCGCCACGAAAGATGATTGGAACTATGACGCCATTGCCTGGACCACGTTCGCGACGGTGTGGGCGACGAAGCTGGACAAAGGCGCAGGCGAAACGGTGGAAGCCAACCGGCAGACGGCCATCAACCGCACGCAGTTTACCATTCGCTACCTGTCGGGCGTGAATGCCACAATGCGCATTTCCTACGGCGGCCTGCTCTACTACGTCGTGGGCGTTGAGGAACTCGGCAGGCGCGAAGGTCAAATCCTGTACACAGAGCTGCGCAACTGATGTTCCGTTTCAAAGTAGACGACAAAACATTCAAGCAGCTGGAATCGGCGCTGAAGGATTTGCCCGAAGAAATGCGGCGCAAACCTGTGGAACAGGCGTTCGTGAAGGCCGCGCAGGAATTTAAAAAAGAGGCCGTAAGCATAGGAAAACAAGTTGCCGAATCAGGCAGTTGGGCAAAGGCGCAGCAGGTGGTGCGCGGCCGCATGGAGGAATTCGGCCCGTATGCCGTAGTGCGTACGGCTAACAGACAATTTAGTGTGGTGAAACGCAGCCCACACATGCCAAACCCGGCCCCTACAATAGCCAACCCAAACAAGTACAACCACCTGTTGCAGCAGGGCAGCAAAGCCGGCCTGCGCATCGGTGGTTTGGGAAAAACCGCTGGCGTACGCCGTCGCCGCCGCTACAAATTCGGAAAGCAGGACGGGCGGCGTCTAACCGGCAAAGGCGGATTCATTGTTAAAAATGCGAAGACGGGCTACCTGCACCGCATCGCCGGCATCCGCCATCCGGGATTTGGCGGACACGACATCTACGGACGTGCGGTGGAAAGCAAATCGACAGCAGCTGTGGCAAAATTCGAAGCGCTGTTCGGGCCAATTTTGGAGCGTTACAAAAACAAACACGGTTTCGCATGATTAACCTGGTAATAGATATTCTGAAGGCGGACGCCAACGTCATCGCCATTACCACGGCGGACCGGATTTACCCGCTGTCAAGGTTGGAAGGCGCGACCATTCCGGCCATTGTGGTGCAGCTCACCGGCACGGATCCCGCCGACACGCACGACACCACCAGCAACATGGACACCCACACGGTGGAAGTGACCGTCATCGAAGACAAACCGAAGGACGCGAACGCGCTGGCGGTGCTGGTGCGCGCAGCGCTCGATGGATATTCTGGAAACAACATCGCCGAAATCCGTTTCGTGAACCAGGCCACCGACGTCTTCGAAGCCACGGACCTGTTCACGCAGTCCATGATATACGAAGTGAAGCTGTCGCGCGACAACATCACCGTGCCGCAGGCGCTGGCGGATTTGGGTGCGCTGTACCTGGACGACATCACGGACGTCATTGCCTACGCGCCGCTGAACTACAGCCGGCTGGAATTTGACACGGGCTATTGGTATGCCACACGAAACCTGAACATCTACGGTGCGGTGTACAGCGAACCGAAGGTGGTGGCATTAGACGGCGGCGAAACGCTGTCCGTCGCATCTGATGACCATTTGATATTTCTGAACTACAAAGTAGCATCGGGAACTGGCGTAGCGAACATGTACCTGCCGGCAGCAGGCAGCAGTTCCGGCCGCGAAATCCGGCTGAAGACAGGACCGAACCTGTCTAACCAAAGGACGGTGGTGCTGCGTCCAAACGCTGGCGACAGCGGCGTGACCATCGACGGCAGCGCATCGGCCACTATGGATCGTTCCTACGATGGCATCACGGTGCATTGCATAGCTGGCCAATGGTATATCACACAGCGCAAATCGAAATGAAGGTCGCCATACATTTTCCCGTTTGGAAGCGAATCAAAATTCGCAACATCGCTATGGATGCGCTCGACCGGGTGCGCGGCCAGCTGCTGCGCCATGGCATCGAAACGCAGGTGTGCGTCATCGGCGACGACCCCGGCCTGGCGGCCGTATGCAAGAAACGGGACTACCACCATTTTGAATGCAGCAACCATCCCGTAGGACGCAAATTTGAAATGGGCGCACGCCACATGCTGCGCCACATGGAATTTGATTATTTCATGGAATACTGCAGCGACAACATCCTGCGGAATGATTGGGCCGACCTGATGGCGAAGGAGCTGAAGGCCGGCCGCGCATGGGTGGCACACAATCAGTTCTATATCGTGAACTCGAAGACAGGCGAAACCAACTTGTTTGCCGGCCGTGGTCAGTCGAACGTTGGGCGCTGCACCAAACGCTATCTGCTCGAACATTCGCAGAAACATCTCAACCGCTGCTACGATTACGAACTGATGTCAGGTATGGACGCATCATTCCGCACCAACATCAGCCGATGCACCGACGAATTGACCTACCTGCTGAAGACGGAAACGCCGCTAATCGTGGATTTAAAATCCGATGTGAACATCAACACGTTCCACGGATTCGCGCGGAAACCGGACCGATTTCCACCCACAAATGTGGTCGGCGATTTTCCCGAACTTCACCAACTGAAACCCTTTGAAATTCTATAGACATGCCTACAACTGGTAAAATCCGGTCCAACGCGATCGGCATCTTCATTTCGAACGAATCCGCCAACAGCGGCACGTTCAGCGGCGGCACCTACGGTGACAACACTTCGGAAAACGACACGTGGGAAATCGTTGCCTGCGCGACATCCGGCACCTTCAGCGGCAGCATGGAAGTCATTGACGCCACCACCAAAGACAACGACGGCGAACGCGAAATCCTGACCAGCTCTTTGAGCTGGAACATGTCGTGCGACGGCCTGGTCGAATACGGCCTGTCTTCGTCTGTGCGTTCGGCGGCCGACCTGTTCACGCTGTGGAAAGCGAAGACGAAAATTAAGCTTGCATGGACCACTGGCCTTGACGGTGACATCATGTATTGGGGGAAAGGGTACATTACCAGCTACGAAGAAACTGCCGGCTTGAACGAGGTGGCATCTTTCAGCGTTAACTTCGAAGGCGATGGCACGGTGTACAAAGCTATTTTGGACACGTCCAAAGCAACCTTTAACCTGAACCCCTAATGGCTAACCAGCTGCGCGGCGAATTTCAAGTCGATTTGACGGACACCGTTTCCGTAGACGTAGTTCTAAACCTGTATGCTCTCAACTTATTCTTGGAGGAAGAACAGGCGCAGCTGGCGGATTTGCAATTGTTGATGGAACAGAAAGCCCTGCGCGCGCTGCCCAAATTAGTTTGGTGTGGCGTGCGCACGGCCGCTGTTCTGCATGATCGGGAACTGCCGATGTCTTATGAAAAGTTCGCGGCCATGTTCGGCAGCATCGAATGGCAGGCCATCAGCGAACGTGTGCTGCAATCGTTGCAGTTGGACGATAAAAAAAAATGACCGACGGTGATGGCAGCGACGAACCGCTGACCATCAGAAACCTGTACGTGGCATGGCTGCTGCGCGGCCGTGAACCCGACACATTTTGGCGTAGTACCTTCGGCGAAGTGATGGTCATGCTGCGCAGCTACGAATTCCAGGACGAATTGCAATGGATGCACACGTCGGCTATGATGTCGATGTGGGCAAACCTGCACCGTCAAAAAAACGCGAAGGCGTACGAATGGTCCGATTTCAACCCGTACCATACGGCGAAGAAACGCGCGGCGCCAGCAAAGCCCATCACGCCAAAACACGAAAATCTGTTCGCGCAGATGGCCGCTAAACTGAACCAAAATGGCAAAGAGTAACGCCGCCTTAAGTATCATATTTGGCGCCGACACCAAACAGCTGGACAAAGCGTTGGGCGAAGTTGGCCGCAAACTGCGCGCCACATCCGATGCGCTGACCGACGTAGGCACCAAATTGTCCATCGGCCTAACTGCACCTATTGCAGCATTCGGCGCGGTGGCTACAAAGAATTTCGTGGACAGCGCAAAGGCGCTGGCGCAGGTGGATGCGGCCGTCAAATCCACAGGCGGCGCAGCCGGAAAATCCGTGGCACAGCTGGAGGAAATGGCCGCCGGCCTGCAGCGCATGTCGCTGTTCGACGACGACCAAATCCTGAAGGAAGTCACGGCGAACCTGCTGACGTTCACGAATGTCACAGGAACGGAATTCGACAAAGCGCAGGTAGCCATCCTGAACATGTCCACACGTTTGGGCACCGACCTGACGTCGGCATCCATCCAGGTGGGCAAAGCATTGAACGACCCCATCAAAGGCGTCAAAGCATTGGGCCGCGCCGGGGTGCAGTTCACGGCCGAACAGAAAGCGCAAATCGAAGCGCTGCAGGAATCAGGCGACGTTGCCGGTGCGCAGGCCGTCATCCTTAAGGAACTTGAAACGCAGTTCGGCGGCGCGGCGGAAGCAGCTGCGAAGACGGATCCCTACACGCAGCTGGCCAACGAAATCGGCAACCTGTCCGAAGATTTTGGCAAAATCATCAGCGAAGCATTGCGGCCATTGGTTGCTTTCGTGCAACGCGCAGCGGACAGCATCAAAGGTTGGAGTGACTCCACCAAACGTTTTGTGGTAATTGCCGGCGGCCTGCTCGCTGTTTTAGGCCCCACGTTGGTGGTCATTGGTCAATTGGTTGGCGCATACACCACCATACGCGGCGCCATCGCAGCGGCAGCGGCGGCCAAAGCATTGGAAGCAGCAGCAACAAACACGGCCACGGCTGCGCAGAACCGGCTGAACATTGCCGTGCTGAAGAACCCGTACGTAATAGCGGCGGCGGCCATCGGCGCGCTCATTGCAGCATTGGTCCTGTACAAATCGAAAGCAGAAGACGCGCGCGAAGAACACGAAGAATTCACCAAAAGTTTGGCGCGCGAAGGGGTGGCACGGGTGGAACAGCTCGGCCAAAAGATGCTGGAGATGAACGGCACCATT